CTCCGGGCAACCAGAGCGTATACCTCTAAAAGACTTCGATACAGACAAATCACAACCCATCCCTTCGGGGGTGGGTTCTTTTTTTTGGTTATATAACTTATTGTCTTGGAGTCTTAGTAAACGGAATATCAGGATCAATCAATCGATCATTCAATAAGTCTACATGAGATACTCTAGTAGGATTAATATCAATACCGCCTCTACGAGCATACAAACAAGTTACAGCAAGCTCAGTTGGTTCATACAAATCCCAGAGGCGCTTATAGATACATTCACAAATCTCTTCATGGAAATGACACTCATCTCTAAACGATACAATATATTGCGCTAATGAGCTTTTACTAAGAGCTTTATTAGTTTTCATATGAATATAAACATCGCCCCAATCAGGTTGATTAGTTACACGACAGTTAGATTTGAGAAGGCTACTCCGGTATCTGTATAATGTAAGATGACCTTTAGTTGTGAGACCGTATGGTCCTTTGAGAATATCCGGCGACTCACTAAACTTAGAGAACATAATCTTATCCATCATTTCATCATCATCTTCTACAGTAGTATATCCTGTAGTGAAATAAGGTTCAATCTGTGTTCTCTCCACGTCTCCAGGGTTAAACAATGTCACTACTACATTTGTTTCTAATAGCTCAGAGAGGTCTTTCTCAGAACGTTCTTTAATCTCTCCTAAACATTCAGCTCCGGTAGACCCTAAACGAGCCATATTATAAGAATTGAAGTATAATTTAATTGATTTTGATTCAACAATATAATCATTATCACACGGATACATGATTTTCGCAATAGCAGTAACTGGGCGACCATTTTCGGTCATAGAGGAAATTTCATATGCATTCCAGATATCATATCCGCAAAACGGTAAATTATTATTGTCAAGATCGAGATAATCTCTGTTACTAGCGCGCGGTTCACGGACTAAAAGTGACGGGTCATAATCACGCGCGTAAGAACTACTTTGACCTAAGTGACGTGAAACTCTCGAATTATCCAATTGCTGTGTGCTCATGTTCTTTAATAGCTATTTTAATATCTTGAAAACGTTTATCAACACTTTTATTTTCTAAACGAATAACTTTTTGATTATAATTTTTCCATGGATCTTCAAATAGAATATATTTCATCATATCATCAATATCTTTTTGAAACTCCGTATTTGTGCTCCTCTCTCCATCACTCTTCATTGATAGAGGCTCGCAATAAAAAATTATATCTAAGTTCTCAAAAATTTCATTAAACGTTTCCCAAGCGTATGTATATGTTGTATCATGAACCTTATCACGACCATACAGCCAATTAGTATATACATATCCATCAACAATACACCGGTCCATAATAACATTATCTAATTTATTATTTTCAATATGAGCATCAATTATAGCCATTTGAGTTTCGTCGCCGCCAGACTCGTTAATAGGCAAACCTTTACGAGCTAAAGGTCTAGTTACTTCAGTTATATATTGAAACTTGTCGCCATAATAATCCTGGCACATTTTAAGTAATGTACTTTTACCAGAACATCCTGTACCTGTAAAACTAATCTTCATTATATAAAATTAAAAATACGTAAAAATACAAGCAAACCCGTAGTAGCAGCAATTATTGAACCTATAGTTCTAATTACTTCTAACTTATGATTATGCCGATCAATAAATCGTTCTACTTGATCCCTACCACCAGAATCTTTCTTAAGCCACTTTCACAACATATAATTATTTACCCCACTTCCCGTTAGAAACAATCTGTGCAATTATACCATACACAGATAAATCTTTGAACGCATCTTCTACTGGTTCGTTTTGAGCTGTTGTTTTTCTCTTGAGAACCAAGTTAAACAATCTCTGAATCTTATCATTAATACGTATAATAATTGCAGTAATAGAAAGGTGGGCATTGTCAGGATCAGAGAGATCCATTCCCAAAGTGATGTTGTGTTGCCCGTAATCAAACTGCTTTTTGCAAAAAGTCTCATATTGTTCCCTTTGTATTTTTTTGAATTCCTTACACGTTTCTGGATATGACTTTTCAATTTCAGCCGTAATATTTTTCATAAATAAATCTCCCAATAGCAATGTCTTCAATAGCAACACCAGTGGAGTCAAATACAGTTAACTTCTTCGGGTTTGCAATTCCGTCAGTAATTATATGGTCTAACGTAAGGTACGGCAAGTCATTTTTATATTGCATTTCTCCAGAATGTGAAGCTTGCTCGTAATCGTCAACAATAAGTTGACAGTCATGTAAAATATCATCGCTCAGCTCTCGCTTACCTTCAGCGTCAGCTCCAATGGCGTTAATTAGCACTGCACTCGTTAAATCTAGATCGCTGCGGTTCAATATTGGTATTGTAGATGGTGTAAGTGTTGTTATAAGACTACTACCGGTGCAAACTTCCTGTACGCTTTTACATGGTATACATTTTATGTCCCTGTCGGTCATATACGACTCAGCCTGTTCGAAGTTTTTATCATATAATTTAACTGTATCTAAATATGGAAAAACAGACATGTACATCTTTAGATGTAATTTAGATTGAACTCCGCAGCCTATAAACGAAATAGTATTAACACTATCTCTAGGTAGAATGTACTTAGCTGCTAAAGCGCTAACCGCTGCTGTTCTATACGCAGTTAATACCCCGCAGTCCATAGATATCAATTTAGTTCCAGTACCGGAATCGTTTAATATTAATGTGCCACCAACTGTCGGGAGATTTAACTCTGAATTCTTAGGATATACGCTTACCCATTTAATACCAGCGAACGCTAACCACGACGCTGGCATAGCCCTATAGTCACCATCTGGCTGCGTTAAATATACTTTCGGTACCATCTTTGCAACACCCTTACGATAGTCGGTAAATACATTATCCATGTATTGGATAAGCTGCAATTCGCATCCATCCAATATTTCGTTGATCTGAAAATCGTCTAAATGTTCTTTATGCCCCATTTAGTTTTTTACTTAAAAAATCAATCCATAAATCTGTCGAGACTTTATGTAATGAACTATAAACTTCATCTAATGTTAATCCTTCAATGCTAATCGCATGCTCATATAATATCTTACCGGCATCAACTTCAGGTACTACTTCATGAATAACGCTACCTGCAAGTTTATACTTACCTTCAAATGCTCTCTCTTGAGGATCTTTGCCTTTTAATTCTGGATACTCGGTAATAAGGCCAGGGTGACCATTATAGATTTCATACTTATCACAGATCTCTTCAGGTACAATTCTTAACCAACCATGTAATGTTACTACACTACCGTCTCTAATAGCTTCATGATATCTTTGTACAGATGGTTTTTTCTCAACGAGAAGCATACGCTGTTTACCAGCGTTCAACCTCTCCGAGATTTTAGAGTTAATTTTATCAAAACCGCTTTCGCGATTTGTTACAATAAGATCAGGCCAGCGACCAATCTTTTCTGAAATATTAACTATCTCAGATCCTGTTTGTGAAAAAAACGCTATCCAATTCATATATTATTCTCTACTTTAACATTTAACCTTCTAAAAACCTCTTCGGGTGATTCTGCAACGATTACAGTATCATGTATTAAACATATAATTGACCCAGAATACTTTGGATGTTCTTTAACATATTGTACCGTATCTCGGCGTACCCAAATGTCTGCTTTATCGTCATATGTTGCGTCTTTGAATTTAACAAATGTATATTTCATTAATACTTTCCTTTCCCGGGGAATATATTGCGAACGCCTCCTGTTGGATCATATGGTGTACCATTTTCATATCTACCCAAATCGCCTTCGTTTCTGGGTATAAGATGAATGTGTGGATACATAATTGTTTGACCTGCATGTTCGCCCATGTTCATCCCAATATTAAAACCATCACAAAACCCTTCTTTAACTAAACCTTGTCCTTGCGCATATGCACCAAGAAAGCATTTATCTAGATAACACGCTAGATCTTCTTTTGGTACAAAGAGTAGGTGACCTTCTGCGACAGGATACTTATCTTTATACACGTAGTAATGATTAGTCTCACCAATTGGATCAGACCAAGGATAATTCTTTTTCTTCATACCGTCCTAAGATGTGCTTAAACATTGTAGTATTGTACTGCGCGAGTTCAAGTGTATCTGTATCAACATTTGCATTAATTAAATCGCATAGCATTGTTGACGGCTTTTCTTGGAGACCTAAATCGCCATTATATCTTAAACCTTTGAGCGCAGCCACGATAGGGTTACTAGTGTCGCAACTACGTATATTAGTAATTCGTTTATCAACATAATACCTAAATTCTTTTGCTAAGCTACATCCAAGTAAATGGTGAGGTTTATTCCAGTTCCAAATACCTTCATCAATTAGCTGTTGGATGAATCGCTGTCTACCTGAGCACCATTTTTGAAGTTTTGTGTCGCCAAGACCAGTATATTGATAGTATGAGTAATCGAAACTAATGGCAATATAATCAGCTTCACTAGACATCCATTTATAACAATCGATTAAATCTTGCCATGTTTTACCTTGCACTACGCCAATTTTTAGAGCAGGATGATCAGGCTTCCATGACATTTCCCATTCATTCCATTTCTCCATTGTAGCGTTAGCGTCTTCTAATACATCTGGTACGATGTAATAATTAGGGTTAATCTCTGTCAGCCAATATGCATACTTCTGTGGGTCAAAAGCTTCTCCTAATTCAAAGATACTATTGTCCAACAATACATCAGCGCCGAATCGTTTATTGACAGTCATAAACCAATCTCGATATTCGGGACTTTCCTCCATCAAGTGAACCAAACAGTATTGATAATCGTTGTATTCCAATGACTCCTGAAATAATTGAATCGGTGACTCATGTGAAACTTGTAACTTCATACAATGATGATAGTGTATACACAGTGGAATGTCAAGTGTAATCTAAAGATTCCAAGATAAATAATATTATATATGTTAGGTTTACTCTCAAAAGCTTACACGGCTACTAAAAATCAGTTTATTGAAGGTGGGTTTATACACACTAATATTAGTGATGTATTTAGAGGTGTTGGTGGCGGCTTAAAGGATCTAAATACATTTCAAACATTCGATAAATTTGCTGAGTCATTTTCAACAACTGTTAATGGTTTTGATCCGCAAATTGGTAAGGCATTAACTTTTAATACCGATAATCCAATCTTTGTTAATATTAAAAATATACCAATTTCTCCTAACTTTACAGTCTCGTCGTTTACATCAGCGCTCGTTAATCCATTTGAAAATGACAATTTAAGTCGGGTGTTAGATGAAGTAACAGGTATTAACATTAACGAAATTACTGAAATCGTAACAGGTACTAGAAATGTTGAAGAGCGTGTTAAAGAATATATTTTAGGAATTGAGCGTCAGATTGTTAATGAAATAAAAGATTGTATTGACAGATATTTAACTGAGCTGATAACTAAAAATGAAGCAATATCTATATTGCTAGATCTTGAAGGGTATATAAAAAGTAAAATTGGCATTTTACGAAGAGACTTTCAGCTTGATATTGAAGATGAGATTAATTTAATTTTATTCCAAAAAATAAAACTGCAACAGATAGGTCAATTTAAGCAAAAAATAACAGCTAAAGTTAGAGAAATATGCCCGTCGCACAACAGCCCTCCAAAAGTAACTCGTTTGTCGCCGACGTTAACTAAAAAATTACAAACCGATAAAACGTGGCAATTAGTTGACGGTGTTAAACCTCTAAAGCAAAACGCTCTAAACCGATCACCAAAAGATGTTTATGATGCTGATCAACCAGACAGCACAGGAGAGCTTTTAACTGTTTTAGCGCATGAGGCTGCTGAGGATGTAGCTGCTGAAAGTTTACAACAAACTTTAGGCAGGTCGGCGAAGTCTGTTGACAGTTTTTTTAACCAAGCTGGTGTAGCAGTATGAGTAGGTCAAGCAATAATCCCATTGGTTCGTCAGGAAGAGCGTCTAGTAGTACTGGACGTTTTGGAAATTATCTAGGCATTGTTGTTCAAAATAACGATCCAGAAAATCGTGGTCGTGTTAAAATTTTCGTTCCTCATGTAACGCCTTCCGTATATGAAGGTTGGGATCAAGTTATTAAAGATAAGTCATTCAAATTTATTGGAGATAATATTAATTCAGATTTGACGGCGATTGTTGACGACTTAAAATTATTATTACCATGGGCAGATTGTGCAGCACCTCTCGTTGGAGCCTCTGGGTCTGGTAGATATAACGCTAGAGAGAAAGTCGGCACAATATCAGACAGTAGTAGACCAAAAGATATAAATTCACCAAGCTCCGAAAAAGACCATATAGAGACAAAATATTCTCTTAATGTTGAAGGCATTGGAGAAAAACCTGCGAGGGTATATGAAGTTGATGAGTTAAAGGTTGGTGATGCATTTAACGACGCGACTAAGTTTGGTGGCCCGAATCGCATTAACAAGCATTCCTTTTCATATAAGCCACACAGTTATAGTAATAGTGCTAAAGGTTCATTTTCTGTACCAAATGTAGGGTCACATGTTTGGATATTTTTTGCAGGCGGCGATGTACAGACACCTATTTATTTTGCTGTGTCTCATGGTATAGAGGATTGGAGAGCAATATATGAGTCGACTGACAACGAAGACGGCGTTGACTACCCTAATACCTACGAAAATAAAAGCTTAGTTGACGATCCAACTTACAATCATAATACTGAAACATATAGAAATAAATTTGTCCTGAACCAAAAGGGCGGTACTATAGAGATCGTTAATACTGATAATAGAGAGTTGTTGAGAATGACTCACTTTTCAGGGTCGTTCAATGAGTTTAGTAATTACGTAACAAAAGAATTTGCCGCTAATGACTTTAATAGATTAGTTCAAGGGGACGATTTCGAAACAATTAGAGGCCATAAAAATACGCATGTAGAATTTGATCATGATTATATTGTACGAGGCGATTTGTATAAAAAAGTAGGTACTTTTAATAAAGAAGCGTTCAAAGAGTGGTATGCTAAGGCAAATGAGTTAGCAGATATAAAGCAACTGTTCGAGCTTAAACGTGCTGATTATGTATTAAACGGGGTTGTTCAGCATCAATCGCCTGGCCAGCAAAAGACTGGTACTCCAGCTCCTTGCCCGTTATGTAGTCGGTCTAGAGGTAAGCCATTTTATTGGAATGTAAATAATAAGAAGCTCTCAGGTCTAATTACAAAATCTATATCAACTATAGCACCTATAAGTTTAATTAAATTTGCAGGCGTAATCGGTAATGTTATGGGCCTGTCTAATTTTGACCTTAAAGAGCCTGATGTTAACCCCAAAAACTTCTTAGGGAGTGGGCCATGCCCTGTTTGTAATGGTACAGGATTGAGCCCTAGTAGCTTGGAAGGTAACTGGGACAATCAAAATAAAGATGCTCTTATTAAAGCCAAACTACGGTCAACCATATCTGACTTAGCTCTAATAGAAAAGAAATTAGGATTAGGCGGAAGTGAGATTTCTCACATAACTAAGCATAAAAATGAAATTATAGGTTTGTTGTTTAATGACTTTCCAAGCGTAAGAATTGACCCTGTCGGTAAAATGGTTAATAGCGAAGTTAAAGTTTTCAAAGAAGGCGTCGTTACATCATTTTCTACTTCCCCATTGGTTGAATACGTTCATGTAGATGATTTACCAGGCGGGTCTTATAATCTAACTTGTAACAATAGATTTAATTGCGTTGTTGGAGCTGGTGGTATAGCGATGAAATCTGTTGGGCCAGTCGATATAAGTGGAACCATAACTAACATTGCTGGCGATCAAGTCAATATATCGTCAAACAATGAAATAAACATAACTAGTGGTAGAGTTAATATTGTTGCTGACATATTAAGCTTACGTCAGAAGAATTATAAACAAGTACTAGTTGATAGCAATTTAGGTATTAGTCAAAATATTATTGTGGGAGGCTCGGCGCATATTGAAGGTGAGCTAAGTGTTCATCATGTCACTGCTCCTGCAGAAATTCAAGAAACAGAATCTACTTTAGCATACGGCCAACTAGTAGGTGGCATGCTTATTGGTAGAGCGGTTGGTAGAGATTGTAAGGGGTGTATGCACTCTTGGCCGGTATATGCTGTGCCAACGCCAATGTCGCTGTACACATACGAGCATCAGCATTTATTTAAGAATTTGCCGTTGAGCTTAACTGAAGATAGTAATACTGTACGTCAAGTTGCGACCAATGCAGAACAATCTTTCAAGACGCCTCCTGCGCCTGTATCACATGGACCTGCCGGTGGTGGTTTATTTGAGGTTGGAGAAACGCTTGGTTAGAAATAATATATTAAAATGAGTTACTTTACGTTCAAAGAGGCACTTACAAGCAATGCACAGGAGCTTGACAATACAGAGCTAAGTATTACTCATGTACGGCAAGACAATACAGACTTGAGCAACATAAAGGCGGGTATTAGGTCACAGGTATTCAACCCGTCAAAGCGAGTCATGGATGAATACTTAGAGAAGCGTACAGAATACTTAAATAACAATGAAACTGAGAAAACTCCAGACGGTGATATTAGATTTGAGTGGAGGTCACAATTAACACACGACACTGGTGCATATACATTATGTGCTACGGAAGTATACGCTGATCCAGATGATAGAACGAGTAACTTAAGTAACTGGACTTTAGAGCGCTGGCGGTTATATGACTATGATACCGCTAGATCTTCGTCGTCTGATTTCTGGTTTCTATGTGGCGAATGGACTGGAGAAAAAGAAACGTTTACTGATATTACAGAAGAGACAATAACTCAATCCGGCCTTAATACAAAGTACACTCCCGCCGATTTTACCCAACATTCAGAGGATTATTTAACGGGTATGCAATGGATATATGCAACACCTGATTTTGAATATCAAGGTCAAACATGGCATCATCAAGCAGGATCCTTTGGGTTAAACTACCGTATCGATAATAACACAATAGCTGTATCTGCTTTAGATTATGTACGAGTACATCAAGAGAAATTAAAGGATCTTAACACAAGACACTGATATTTTTGCTTGCTTCAACAAGTCGATACCTGTAGTTATTTTATATTCTTCAGCATAGACAACACGTTTGATCCCGCTTTGAATAATTAGCTTAGCACAATCAAAACATGGTGATAATGTAATGTACATTGTAGCGTCTTTACTGCTTTGCGTACTTTTAGCAAGTTTAGTTAGTGCATTGGTTTCAGCATGCAACACTTCAGGTTTAGTTTCGTATCCAAACCTTGTTTCAAATTCACAATTATTATCAAAACCATTCGGTGTCCCATTATACCCGTCTGAAATAATCTGGCCATCCTTGACAATAATACATCCTACCTGCTTACGACGGGCATGAGACATTTTGCCCCATCTGGTAGCAATGTCCATATATGCAGAATCTAATTTTTGTTGGCTAGGCATTAAAAGTCAAATTCATCAACGTTAATATCGCTAATATTTTGGTCAAATGATCCAATCTTATACGATTCAATCTCTGTTTCTTGAGGCGCGTTTTGAACTCGCTTACTCTCAGTCCAGTTTTGAATCCAGTTAATCGGGTTAGGCGTTTCAGGAAAGATAGGTTTAACGCCTACAGCTTTCATTCTCTTATTAGTAAGATGTTTCATGTATTGTACTAGGATAGTTTCGTTTAATCCTAAAATAGAACCATCTTTGAAAAGATATTGAGCCCATTCCATTTCTTCGGTTGCAGCATCTTCAAACATTTTACTTACAGTCTCTTCACACTCTTTTACAATGTGCTGAAACCCTTCATCCTTGTTGTCTCTAAGATATTTTAGTATGTTTTGTGTAAATGCTAAATGCAAGTTTTCGTCGCGATTTATAAGGGAAATAATTTTTGCATTACCTTCCATCTTTTTATTTTGAGCCATTGCATACGCACAAGCAAACGACACATAAAACCTAATTCCCTCTAATATATTAATACTAACCAATGTCAAATATAATTTTTTCTTTCGACTATTGATATCCTTTTCATCTATATTGTTAATTAAATCATCATAGTATTTTGTAACAGATGTGGTTCGTTTTAACACTTCTTTATCTGTTAAAATAGCATCAAAAACATCGGATGGATTAGGATAAACGTTTTTAATTATATACGTGTATGAGTATGAATGAATTGTTTCAAAAAATTCCCACGACTTGCAATATGCTTCAAATTCCGGATTAGAACAGTCATGTAATAAGTGACCGATTCCTCGACCTTGGACTGAATCCAGTAAAATTTGATACGATAAGTTTTTTGTAAAAATGAACTTTTCATGATCTGTAAGTGATAAAAAATCGTTCTTCTCTTTGCCGCTCAAGTCAACCTCTTCCGGTCGCCAGAAAAACGACATTTGTTGTAAAAATAAGTCAAATATCTTTTTATATCGATATTTGTCGTACCGCTGTAAGTTTAATCCTTCACCAAAAAATAATGGCTGCTTAGTTGTATCAACATTTTTCTTATTAATAATATTCTTCATAGCTTACATGCTCCACCAGCACAGTCTGTATCTTCATCCTCTATATGTTTGTCGGTTTTACCGTCCTCCGTATTTGCATAATATAATGTCTTTAACCCAACCTTATATGAGTATAATAAGTCATGCACTACTTCAGACATTGGTAAATTTCCTGTTTCATATTTTGCAAAATTATAGTAGTGATTGCCCGATATCGACTGATCAATATACTTTTGTATCACGGCACATATATTAGTATAACCTTTATTATTTTCCATCTCAAATGCTAATGTATATTTGTTTCGTAGTGTGTAAATCTCCGGTACAACCTGGGGAATTAACCCATGTTTCGACTTTTTAATAGTTAATAAGCCACGAGGAGGTTCTATTCCATTTGTTGAATTAGTAACTAAGGAGCTCGATTCGCAAGGCATTAACGCAGTTAATGTTGAGTTTCTCATACCATGCTCTTTAATCTGTTTTCGTAGCTTTTCCCACGGTAGAGTCAATTTACGTTTTACTAATTTGTCAACCGCTTTACAGTATGTATCGATAGGTAAAATTCCTTTTGAGTACTTGGTACGATCAAACCATTCACATGGCCCTTTTTCTTTAGCGAGCTCAACAGACGCCTTAATCATATAGTACTGTATGTGCTCCATTAATTCATCTACTACTGTACACGCTGCCGGGTCATCATAGCGCGTACCATGCTTAGCCAAATAGTATGCTAAGTTAGTTATACCCACGCCAATACTCCTTCTTTTAAGCATTTTTTTGGATGCATTGACAGGATAATATTGATGCTCAATTACTGCGTCTAACGATCGTACTATATTTGCACAAACATCTTCAAGCTCGTCTAACGACCGTAAAGCTCCAACATTTACAGCAGACAATACACATAACGCAATCTCAGAATCAGTTTCATCACCGTCATCAATATGCTGCATCGGTGTTGTAGGTAGCGTTATTTCTTGACACAAATTAGACATTTTAATCTTATCATGAAATGAGCTATGATCGTTACAGTGATCAATATTCATAACGTACATCCTACCTGTTTCAATTCTCTCCTGAGCAAACTGCGAAAATAAATCTCTTGCTTTTACCTTTCGTTTCCAAATTGTTCTTGACCGCTCATAGTGCTCGTACAATTCATCAAATCTATCATTATCGTGACCGAAAGCTTCGTATAAGTCCTGTACTTCATGTGGCGAAAATAACGTTATATGTTTATCTTCGACAAATCTCCGATAGAACAGTCTGCAAAATTGAATAGAGTAATCCATTTTTCTAACTCTATTATCATCTGTTCCTCTGTTGTTTTTAAGAACTAAAATATCTTCGATCTCTTTGTGCCAAAACGGAAAGTGGGTAGTACTGGAACCACCACGAACACCGTTCTGAGTACAAGACTTAGTCGTAGACTCGAACATTTTTAAGAACGGGATGACTCCAGTATGTACTACCTCACCGTTTCGAATTTTGGATTCTACCCCCCTGATTTCACCAAAATTCAAACCAATACCTGCTCTGTTAGCGGTGTAATATCCCACTGCAGTATTAGAATGAAAAATGCTAGGTAAGTTATCACCAACATCAATTAACGTACAACTAGAATACTGCCTAGAAGGGGTCCGTACTCCGCACATAATGGGCGTAGGCAAACTTATCTTAAACATAGACATATCGTTATACAAATCTTTAATTAACCTTAACCTCTTAATTTTATCTTCAACATCAGCCATCAATGTCATACAGATAAGCATGTACATATACTGAGGCGTTTCATAAATTTTTCCTGTAGTGCGGTCTTTAAGGAGATATTTGTCAATTAACTGCTGCAACCCTGCATATACAAAATTGTAGTCTCGTCTGTGTTTTATAATGTTGTTTAATTTTTTAAGCTCGTCGTTAGTATACTTGTCTAAAATTATTGAATCATATATATCATCTTCAACATTTCGCTTAATTACACTTCTAAGTGTAGGCATATTATCTGAAGTATTGAAGACCTCTTTGCGAAGATAAAAGTTTAATAGATTAGCAGCAACAAACTGATAATTCGGAGTCTTCTCCGTTATCATATCTGCCGCGCCTTGAATTAGGATTTGATGGATACCGTCGGAAGTAATACCATCGAAAAATTGCGGTGCAACTTTGATTTCGATGTCACTTACTGTTACGCCGTTTATATTTTCGGTTGCCCAAAATAAAACTTCATGTATCTTCTCATTATCAAATGCTTCTTCGCGACTGTCACGTTTATAAACTTTCATTAACTGTCGTACTATGTATTTAGTGAGTAATCTTTATTGTATCCAGAAGACTTAGCTAATATAAATATATTGAAATTTAATGTATTCATATACCAGGGTAATTCGCTTTTCTTTACCATTGATCTAAACCCGGATTGAATTTCTCCTGACATATCTGTTTTCGAAAGTGCACTTAAATGTTGTATATCTATCGGATAAACTCCGTCGCTTAGATACTTAAAATTAGTATTACACGAAAGACCGAACTCTGATAAAATGTTTGTATACGTCTCAACATTTACACTTTGAATAACTGCAGGGTCGCATACGGCGTGCTTGGTTACAATCTCGAGTAAAGGTGAATATTTATCAATAGGAGATATTTCAATGCCATATAAAAAAACCGGCTCAAGTTGCTTGTCTGTCTTAAAATGTGAAATAAGCGATGGCTTATATTTTCGTTTAATTGTAACACGACTTTCATCAAACCGATTCTTAACTCGCAGACCTAAAATAATTTTAGGTAACGATTGTATATCGTATATCTTATATTTTTTTATTGTTACCGGCTGGTCAACTAATTCTAACCCGACACTCATACACAAATTATATCTTAATGTCTGTTATTATCAAGTTAAACTCTAAATTGATTTATCAATTGACCTGTTGGTAATTTATGAGTCGTTCCCATTTTAGTACCATCCGGGTGTTGTACGACAAACGATACTTGATTGCCGTTAACAACGGGAGGTGTAATTACTTTACCTCTTGGTGAAATGACGCCAGCTTGAATACCTCGCGATGCGTCTACGATTTTTAACATTCCTTGTCCTGTGTCGTGTACTGTATACATTAATTATCCTCCATTAAACTCTTTATAAATTTTGCGACGTCTGGATCCGTCTTAATAACTCCTAATCTCGGAGCTTCTGTAGTATTTATTCTCATTGTATCCGCATGCACGAGGTCTTTAACTTCATCATCTGTTATGGTACAAGCTATACTAGTATCAATATTTAGAGTCTGTCTCGTTTCATCAACTGTATAGCCTTTTTTAAGAAGGTCCTTAGCTTCCTTACATATATACGTATTGTGTAGAATCTCCTCAGAGCCCGCTTTTTCTACCTTTTTACTATAGTATGCTTTGCCGGCAAAAAGCGTCTTACCTGTAACATTACACGTTAATTTTCTCGTTTTACTCATTTCCGCTTTCTCTTCTTCTTTTCATGTGATAACCGCTTATTAGCGCACAAACAATGGTCATAATAATTGCACCCGTCACATGCTTTACTATTCCAGGATAGATATATATCTGGGCGTGCACAAGTACCTCCAAGTTCGGTTTGACATCTATCTGGACCGCCGGTTGCGTACTCTATATATTGGCGGTCTGACCAATTATCCCGGTCAATTTTAATCTGATCTATTTTCTCTCTATATTCTTTAGATCTGAGATATGCATCTCGTCTTTGTTTCTCTTCTGCTTCTAAGGCGCGTAACCCTTTCTTTTTTCTAAGCAAATTTAGCTTTGTTAAAATATGAGGATCAACGTCTGGCAACTCTGTACCACCTAAAGCTTCGCGAACGTCTGCAATAGCTTCACCGGCTCTAAGTAGCTTAGCAGCTGAAGGTGAGATATAATGTTTTCGAAATTCCTTTACCGAGCCGAACTTCTCTATCTTTTTTTCTGCTATGCTCGGAGGGAGATATTTCGATACACCTGTAATAATGCAAACGTAGTTATTCTTACTCACGTTAGTATTATAGATAACAACAGTGGAAGTTGCAACGTTATACTGCGGGAGGTGGCGGTGGCGCCGGTAAAGCAGTGTCTCCGCCCGGAGCTATATCAGGAGCTACTTCGCCACCTTCGATTGGAGGCGCTGGGCCAAAGTCAGGTGGCATTCCTCCACCCATCGGCGCTCCACCAGGTATACCTGGATCAGCCATTCCTGGCTCAGCTGGTTGTTGTTCGAAAGCTTCTCTCCAGTTAGGACCGTTAGCTTCAATTTGAGCAACCTCCCAAGAAAGAGCTTTATCTTTTCTGAGCATCTCTCTATTAAGTTTAATTTCGCGGTCCGTCATTTTCAAGAATCTCTTCTTTGCATATGTATCAGAGATTAGCGGGTTAGCGATAGCTGTATTGTAGTTGTTCCATTTAAGCTCTAAAATTTGTTGATTTCTAAGCTCATGGAAATTGGTTGGAGGTGTAAAAAATATGTGAACAATTTGCTCTTTAAGGTCAAAATCTTGCCACATATTTTTTAATTTAAGATGTGTTACAAATGCTTCTTTAACACCTTTAGCAAATTGTTCTTGTAAGCGAATAATGAATCTCGCAAATTTTAATTCCTCTCTTAATATGGTAGCTCCTTGACCTGAATCTGCTTGAGCTTCTGGATTCAATCTTTCAATCGGTACTTTAAGGGCTCGATATAATTTTTGTTGGAAGTATTTTAAGTCATCAAGCTCACCTAAGTTTTTGCCTCCTTCTAACACTCGCACATCGGTACCGTCACTTCCTTGACGTTTAGCAAACCAAAAACTATCAAGCATTGACTGTGGATTGAATGCTTGTACTGTCATACTTTGGTTCGAATCATATGTTTTTCGAGACCAATAATTTTGCATTAGCTTTCTTAAATAAGCTTCTGCTTTGGGAGGTGCCATGTTGCCAACGTCAACGTTAAACACTAAGCGCTCAGGAGCTCTTACCAATCTATATACAATAATTGCATCCTCAATTAAAGACAACTGTCGATATGCTCTACGCGCATTTTCAATAAAGGGCATTCTAAGAGTTTTCGTCTCATTCCAAATACCACTATTGACGTATGTAACTTGGTTTTTATCAAACGGTATATGTTCTATATCTTCTTTCGTACTTCCACCGCTTTGACCACCTGCTCCCTGATTGACGTCTTTTTCTATTTTAGGTTTCCGTAACAAGAAACCTTTAATCATTAAATTTTGTATATTGTCATATATTGGATCTAAAAGCTCTGAAGGCATTTGTATAATACCTAAAATACCTGCATCTTTATGATCTTTATGTATTACATGCTCAAAATAGACTTCCCCGTCTACTAGAAGAGATCTATAATATTCCCACCCTCTTGTATCAAATTGATATAGCTGGGTAAACTTTTCAAATTCTTGATGTATTTCATGAGAGATATTTGTATCTAGATCGTGATCTTTTAACTCTAAACGTACAATTCTATCTTCATCGTCAACGTTAATACATTCATCACAAATTTCATCTAATGCATCTGCTACTTCTGAAAATTGCGCCATTACTCTGTAATCACGTAAGCGTTTAGATTTGTCATAATCTACATTAGCATACATGAATGAGTGGTAATTTTTGTCAACAGCAATACCTCCCATCGGATGATCTTCACGCTGACCATTTTTATCTGTAAAAATCGAGTGCTTGGAGATGAGTTCATCCCGTCTCGTACCAGCTTTGTAAAAGTCTGTATACTTTGGGTTGATCTGTTCGATGTTTTGCATCACATCATACGGTTGACCGTATGGCATTGACTGCTTAATATAAGACATCAAGCTTCTGCCGAATGTATTTTCCCTGTTTGTACCGCCTGATCCGTATTCTGCCATGATGTATTACAAATATTTATGATTCAAAACTGACTAATCTAGCAGATGTATCTTCAAATAAAGTCGCATATCCGCCGTTATTAGCAATAATAAGCTCAGCTTTACCAGTATTTTGTGCTGCACTTATAATAATAGATATTGTTGTCGCATTATCTACATGAAAATCGTCTATTCTATAACCTGAAAATGCAGGATATGTTGATGATAATGAACGTACATTTTCAAATAAATTAAACGCAGATACGGCGCTTAAGTGGTTAGTATAAACATTTGGCGCAGCACTTAGATATACTGTTGTATGATCATAATCGAGATGAGTACCTATTATTTGTAAGCGAGTATCAAATCCAACTTTACATCTAGGAGCGTCGCCAAAGATTTGACCACGAAAAGGAGGTTTAATATATGATATTTGTGGCCGAGCTAATAAAGTTGTAGTACTTGTAGTGTCAACTCGCGCTGCGGTTACAGTTGATAATGAAGAGAAATATGTTGGTTCGTCGTGCATTATACGTAATCAAATCCTGTAAGTGGTGTAAAGTTTGTAGTAACTGTAAATATGTTGGAGCCGCTTAAATTAGCTGCATATGGGAATACCCATCCTTTAATTGTAAAGTTTGTATCAGCTGTAATTCTCGCTGTTGTGTTAGCGTCAAGTTCGGTAGGATAATCTAAACTCATACTACCGCCCCATACGACCTCAGAACGTATTTCAGTTGTTCTGTTGCTGAGGTCAGATGGTATTTTCCATGAAATAACAATATATGGGTTTGAATATGGTATGAAATTGGAGAGAATTTGATCCATATCAGTTTGATATTTTGTTATAATCGACATATTTACACCGATATTAATAGGTACTGGTGACGGTAGGTACTCTGTAGTACCTATACTGGGCATCGCGTCATAAAATCCGGTAATTTTATTAAAAACTCTCTCTTCATCACGCTCGACAGATGCGATTGATACTGAAACTGCCGGTACAGTAATATGCTGTGCTTTATTTACTATATCATTTAATACACGCGATTTCGGAGCATATAGATATCTCACTTGTATCTTGTCGACAACCTCGCGAGAACGATTATATCTATTGATAATAATATCATCAAAAGCAGCCACAAATTGCGTGACCATGTCTTTTATTTCGAAATAATACGGTTGTACGTTCACTACAAGTATTTATTCAGTACTCAATAGTTAACGTATTATTAAAAAACTTTGATTTCTTGCCTATTTTATTTTGAAGTAGGGTAATTAATGTTTGGACCATTATATCGTTTTTTGATATATGTCTCACACTATAATCGAATACAACTGAGCGACCTTGCGTAAACACATCAAAAGGCATTGGTATTTCGTATGTTTTTACTAGATCTTTTTTTGTTTTTAATGTAAATGTAATATAGAAATCCTTTACATTGAAAAGTAATATCTTACCTTCTTTGAGAGTTTTGGTTTTAAAATTAAACTGTACGTCTTTTTGTAAAAGACTTGTCAGTTTATCCTGTAAATTATCTAAATGCATTTTAAGTATTCATAAACGCCTGCTTGTCTGTTGATGACATTCCTGCGAGATTTTCTGTAAAGTAATTCCAAAATTGATCGTCAGCTGGTATTACACTTATTAGATCGCAACTGTCTAAACTAATAGTTCTATAATTTTGCATAAAAATATCCCATGTAATATGAAGATTTTTTTGAGCGGGATTATACTTTGGAGGCCTAGATGTTCCGCGAAAGTTTAATGCCATTTGACCTTTCGTGGAATATAAAAGATCAGAGCTATTCGTACACAGCATACGACGCGTCGCGGGCTGCCCAGGCTTCGGATTTCGACGTACGAATTTAATTTCCGCGACGTTTTCGTCCAGCAGTCTTGCGAGTGTTCCTAGGCTTACTTTCATTTTCAACAGGCTTACATACACCGAAAACGCGCTCTTCATTTAAGAAAATTGCATCTTTCAAAACACCAACATTGTCAACATCAAGGTTGCTGCAAGGGATTCCTTTATCGCTCGGAAAGCAAACATAGTCGTTAACCTTTGTTTGCTGACATTTGTGACCTGCAAGGACAACTTTACCGATACGCCATGCTTTTTGTACATGAGCTAACGGGATAGCTACCCCGTTACGCATAACAGTATCGCCCGTCTCGTCAGCCAAATCGGCATATTGTACGAGCAAAATGTCGTCGAACACTTTGGACAACTTGAACCCAAAAAGCGCGAAATTGTCATTTCTGTATGTGTCGAGATCAATTAACCCTCTGTCATTTGATTCCGCATTGGCTTGTAAGTGATTTACTATTCCCATAATTTTTTATAGTCTGTTAAGTTTATACTACCGGTATCTATATAATATCTAATCTCTCTCTGCGAAAGTTCAAGATGTTTAGCTAGCTGAGTGATAATCTCTTTATCATCTTTAGATTTCTTAGTACCTTTCTTGATATAATTAATACGGTATATTTTTGATCTAGGTACCATATTGACTAAAAATTTGTAATGATCCTGTTTTGTTTCAAAAATAGATGAGTATTTATTTACAGTAAGATTAACAATGTTCGCAACGCCAGGAGAGTACATACTTAACCATCGAGTAACCATATAATTGTTATATGAAGACTCAGTGTCAACGTTATCTAATAAATTAGATTTCTTATACCATAAGACGTCATTTATAAACTGAAAAATCGTAGTCATTTAATATTTGTAATGTTTCTTTAGGCGATTTAACTTGAAACCATTTACCTAATTTGTTATTGTCTATATACTCTCGCGCTGCATAGTCATTACCGCCTATACTACATCTATCACCAAAAAAGATAATTGTGCCATTATCATTTTCAGCTACCCATTTAACGGCGAGAGATTTATTAGAACCGACTGGCTGAATATCTACGCTGATCTCTCCGCCTAAACAAGCTTCTAAATTTTCACTACCATATTGTTCATTAAACCATTCAACAAATTGAGCGCGTTCACCATGTTTTGTATCCCATTTATTATATTGTTTTCTCTGTTGACGGGTTACATCTCTCCCGCAAAAGCTAAAATTTAGCATACCCGGTCGAAATTCATAGTGCTTTGTAGCTCTATATTCCTGAGGACAGTTAGAGCTAGATAATCTACCATTAATATTCATTAATATTGAATCATCTATTTTGAAATCGTTTATATAAACTATTTCACCGTCAACATGTAACACATTTCCCATAGATGAAAATATACCGGTACATCGCGATACGATACTTTGTGGTATTTGTTGTAATGTCTTTTCTATATTACTACCGGTTACCAAATAAACTGATTTATCAGACATCCAATCAAGAAACGATACAGTAAATGATTTGTCCATTTGAGTTCGAGACACTGTTAGAGTACCATCGACATCAAATAAAAAGTTCATCACTTAATAATAATTTTAGTAGTTGCAATAAACATATCATCGTTCATATGATAAAATACGTCAATTACTTCTTTCATAAACTTATCACAATCCTCATCAGACAAATTTGTAGAATATGCGAATGCAGGAGCTTTACGTCCAGCAGTTACATTAATAGCTGTATGACCTAACGCGGCACCATTTTTTGAGTATGTAATGCTAACGCTACATTTGCCTTTCGGTTGAATAATGCCATGCTGCTCAAACTCTTTATGTACAAGTAAGTCGTCGCCATCAACTTCAATTGGAGCGTTGAGATATTGTGTACTTAATATATTAGCAATTTGTGTATTAAATAGTCTTTGCCACGCGACCGCTCCAAATGCGTCCAATCCAGGTATTTCCCATACAAAATTAATTGCATCTTCGCTGTAAATGTAATCATTCTTTAGAGTATCTTCTAAGTCAATCATACCATCTGCTTCCACTGTCATGGGCGCACGGAATGCGAGAATATTACCTATAGGAAGTGTCTTATTGCGAAAGAACTTGTAGGCAAACCTATCATGAATAATATTACCGTCGTAAAGACTAATATCGTTAATAATCATACACGAATTATATGCTATTGTTGCTGAGAATCAACTTGTTCTTGTATCCATTTATATGTATGAGCCAGTCCGTCTTTTAACGGATAATTAGGAGCCCATCCAATCTTTTCTTGTATTAGATTATTGTCAGAGTTTCTACCTGCAACACCTAACGGCCCGGGAATATGCATTCTCGTTACAGGCTTTCCAGCAATTTCTGCTACATAATCAACCAGCTGGTTAATCGTTACCATTTCATCTGAGCCAATATTAACGGGGCCAGGAAAATCGGAGTCTACAAGTCTGCGAATACCTTCGACGCACTCATCGACATACAAGAAACTTCTTGTTTGGTTGCCGTCGCCCCATATTTCGATTTCATTGCTTTCATTTAATTTTGCAATTTTTCGACAAATAGCAGCTGGAGCTTTTTCTCTACCGCCATCCCATGTACCCAATGGGCCAAAAATATTATGAAACCTTGCGACACGAACAGGTATGTCATGGTTGCGACTATAAGCTGCATACAATCTCTCACTAAACAATTTTTCCCAACCATATTCACTATCTGGGTTAGCTGGATATGCAGTGTCCTCTGCACAGTTAGGATTATCAGGATCCAATTGATTATGTTCAGGGTACATACATGCACTGCTACTATAAAATATTTTTGTTTTATTCTCAGCCTTTTCCTGATTTAATTCCTTAACACTTTCAAGAACATTTAGGTTAATAGAGACAGAATTATGCATAATATCAGCATCATTTTCGCCTGTAAAAATAAACCCGGCACCGCCCATATCAGCAGCTAATTGATAAATTTCGTCAAATGGTTGACGATACCTATCTGGTACAGAATTATAGAAATTACCTTGCTCGCCATCAAAACGAACCGCCCGTCGTACATTGTCATGTACGCGTAAATCAGCTACGTTACCTGAAATAAACTCATCCGCCTCTGTCTTACCATACTCGGGTTCCTTTAGATCAACACCACGGACCCAGTAGCCATCCTTTTTAAGACGCGACACCAGATGATTACCAATAAATCCACCTGCTCCACAAACTAATGCTGTCTTCATATACAGTATTGTAATATATCTTTAAGTGATTGCAACTATTAATTACTACTTTTCATTAACCGCTCACCGAGCCTGTTTCTTAGATCCGATTCAATATGAGTAACCTTTACGGTTCTTTTCGAATCAACAACCCATACAGCCTGTATGTCTTCTACATCTCCCCATTTCCAATCAGGATTACCTAATTTGACCATTTTACCATTTGTTCTATACGTATCCACATCGACAACATTGTTAACTAAGTTTGATTGGCAACTACCCTCACCTGCAGCTGTATGAAAAATTAAGTTCGTATTTATATTATTAGCTTCAAAAACTTCTTGGTGAGCGCGGCTCTCTCCAGTTTCAAATTTATTATACCCTGGCTTACCTCCCCAGTCGTCATATCCAACGAGAGTGTCGCGCGTGATTATATTGTGTCTTAAAAGTTCTGATAAACCGTATTTACTCGACGAATACAAATCAAAGTCAACGTCAACATATGATGCTTCTTTTATAGTAAAATGCTGTAGTAGGTTTTCGGTCAATGTTTCCTGCACTAATCCAGCAAATATACGTACATTAGGTATAGGCATATTATTTATAAAAAATATATTCTCAATACTCTTTTCTATCTCTTGAACAATATCGTCTACATTATCTGATTTTATACCAAAACGTTTACCGTGCTTTACTAGATTAAAATTACCCGGTGCCCAGTCTTCGTTCATTAATTCCTCGCCCTCCTCTTCGGGCATACCAGTGAACACATCGAACCCAAAAAAATTGTTTATTGGAATATTCAAGTTACAAAGCTCCTGAGCGATTATTCTCATAGAACTGCCATCAAAGACACCAAATTGATATACGTCACCTTTCTGTTTAATATCATCGGGGTTAATTGTACGAAAAAATGATCGCCGCCAACAAAGGGTAGTTGTAATATTTTTAGGCTTGATGTTCATTATAGTATTCAACAATCGCCGATATACCATCTTTTAACGATGTCTTAGGTTTCCAGAAATTTAATATATAATCGTCTGGTTCATTTCTAGCATCTTTTTGAACTTCGTCTTTCGACTTAGCAGGTTCAATGACGCAATCATCAAAATGACTACCAATATGATCTGCAATCTCTAGAATAGTATTCCATTCAAAATTTGTAATATGTAATTGTTGATCTCTATCGATATCATCATACTTTTCAGATAAAATGTCTAAGCATTCACAGCAATCCTCAGCGTATAGCATTTGTCTTACTTCAGTCCCGTCAGTCATCATATCGATCTTACCAGCTTTTGCCTTAAGAATAAAATCTGTAATAACATGAGCTTTTTCCAGATCATGCTCAATACCATATACATTCCAGAACTTAACTGTCATCCCGTTTAGTGCGCGGGTATACACTTCACCAATATGTTTTAATAATCCATATGGAGAATATGACATACTCGCCATTTGACTCGATGCAAAAATAAATGGCGTTTTCGAATGTTGCAATTCATCAAAGACATTTGCCATTAGTCTCATATTATTGTTCATAAACGCGGGTGTATGTTGATATGTTTTAAGGTACCGTGAACCGCCTACATCGAAAGCGAGAAAATATACAAAACTATATTCTGAAAGATCAGGAGTTGTATGTCTTAAATCAGAAACCATATTTGTTGTTTCACCTGGTACACAATCGTAACCATCTACTACGTGACCTTTACCCTTCAAATATTGTACTAAATATGTACCTATTTGACCGCTTGAACCTAAAACTGCTATTTTACTCATGTTATATTAAAATGATCTATTAATGTTTGCGCGATTATATCGTCTGTCGATTTATAATTTTGAACTCTCTCAAAATTATCCTGTACTGCAGGGAGCATATTATTATACTCTTCTTCGCTCAATTTTACTTTACTAAATTCTTCGATATTTGCAAATTGAATAATACCATCTGCATTAAAAAACTCATCAATGTTTGGCGTACCCCAAAAGATTGGAACTGTACCTACTGCAAAGCAATCAGTTAATACTTCAGTAAAATAGTTGTCAACTCGACTATTCATAACTGCGACTGAAAACATATAATCTTTTAACGGATCTAGCTTTGAGTCAAACTTTTTATAACCAGATCCCCATGCATCTAATTGAGGGCATATTCTAATTAATTCATGCCTTAATTGATGACCTTCGGTATGATTCTTATCGGATGCTATTATAGATACTCGCTTATTTTTATCATATACCTTTTGTTGATCATCAGGTACTCTTAACGACCCTACAACGCTCCGTTTATACTTTGGACCTCTTTTAAGTAAATCCGCATCATGTGTTAACACTAGGTCAAACTTATCTTCTATATTGACGATTTGTTCATATGCCCAAGGATGTATAGATTTAGGTTCAACCAACCAGGCTACTTTATGTGTTGTCTCTACCTCATTAACAACATCTGCAGGGAAAAACCAATCAGTAAAGACTGTTACACCTTCCCACATAAAATTGTTACGTACCCATTCTACTTTTGTAGGCTTTCTACCAGCTGAGCAAGTATCAAATCCATCTTCACTTATAGAGTGAACGAAATTTTTATCAAACAAGTTTATATTAATCATAACTCAATAAATTCAAAATTTTCAAATATAAATGTTGACCCCATATCACCAAAATTACTTCTGTGATATAAACATTTTTTATCAATCATATCATGCGGGTCTAGCGCGGACGCTACTGCAGCGGTACCGCTAAATAAGCACACTAAATTTCTACAAGAACTTAATATATTAAGATAATCTTGATACTTGTCATACTCTATAACGTGATCAACTACCTTAGCACCAAATGTATTATGCAATCTAGGGTTGTCTTTTCTTGAAATTAATAGCGGATAGTCGTCTTTGTAGTTCTTATCAATATATTCCGCTACTTTTTGCATATCATATTTACCTTCAAGGCATACTGCGCCTAGCTCAATAATTGTTTTGCCTCTAACTGACTCTACAATTTCCGGTATGTGATACAGCTCAGGTGTTTTGAATGGGCGACCATCTTCAAAGCCGTGAGATTTTTCCCACGCTGTTATAATATTATATTCCTTAAAATCGCCTCTATCAGCTGGATGTGCCGGGTAACCAGCATTCGGTGGCTCATCAGATACACCTTTTACATATGGGTTACTTTCCCAAACCATGTTAAATATTTCAGAATTACGCAATGTATTTTGATTGCTAATATAAAAATCGTAACCGGCTTGATGATACAATCTAGGTAAAGTTGAAAACTGTAAGTTGTCTCCAAGACCTCCCCATGGTTGACTAAAGATTATTTCCTCTCTCATTAGTATTTCATCCTTCTTAATTCTAATTCTGCTGGCCTAAATGTTGTATAGTCTAAAGATGACGAGCAAATAACATCAGCCGCTTCATCTGGGTCAATAAAATTATTATGATCATCTCTATGCTTTGTCATATCTGTTTTAATACCGGCTGGATACACATCAATAACCTTTACTGGTGCGCAAGTCATTTGCAATGATGATGTAAAGCCTCTTAGACCAAATTTTGATGCACAATAAATTGACTCGTTAGGGTTTCCCGTTTTACCTGCAACGGAATTAATGTTAATAATAGTACCTTTATTATTCTTCTTAAAAGTTTTATATGCGTGCTTTGTTATTAATATAGGATGAAGCATATTTACATTAACAACATCGACAATTTCGTCGTCAGACATGTCAATTATATCGCCATGTTGATATATACCTGCATTGTTAATGTACACGCTTATAGGTTTTGTAAAATATTGCTTAATAACTTCAACGCCAGTTTTAGTTTTTAGATCAGCTACGATGTATTCGCAATACACATTGTATGTTGATTTGATTTTCTGACGTAGTATCGCGAGATTCTTTTCATCTCTACCGTGTATATAGAGCTTATAACCGCGCTCAGCTAGCTTATATGCTAACTGTTCACCGAGACCTCTACTAGATCCTGTTATTAGCGCGACTTTACTCATTATATAAATGGCAGACCTTCTTTTTTAATACAAATAATTGATGGCTTCTTCATTAAGTATGCGTCAAGCATAGCTTTTTCAGTTTCAAATAAATTTCTCGGAAAATATCCCATTATATTTTTGAATAGACCTACCAATCCTTCAGCATTTAACGGTCTATGAGTAGGTCCATGAGTGGGATAGTCAGAGTTACCTACTAACATAACAGGCAAACATTGCTCGTCAATGTCTATTTTAATTTGTTCGAAAGGTCTTTCAATCAAAAATGGTGTTATAGAGTAAACAACTGGCCTGAGACCCTCTGCTGCCATGCCTGCCGCCATACTAATCATTGTCTGTTCGCATAATCCTGCATTAATATACCTATCAGGCCAGCGATCTTTATATTCATCCATTTCTTGCTCAACATCTCCAGAGATAAGAATAATATTAGGATCCTTTTCCGCTAATTTAACTATTGTTTTACCAAATGCTCGTCTCATTGTAATTCCTCCAAAGCTTTTGCTTCGTGTTCTGGGTCTGGCCAATTGGCGTGCCACTTAGGTTGACCTTCCATATAACTAACACCCTTACCTTTAATCGTGTCTGCGATTATTAAGTGAGGTTTATTGAAAGATTCATGTGTCAAGGCAGTGACAAGCGCATCATTATCGTGACCATCTACATCAGTAACGTACCAACCAATAGATGCCGCCGAGTCTTTTAACGCGCTCACAGGTAAAATATCGTTGACAAACCCTGAGCCTTGAATTTTATTATTATCAACAATGGCAACGACGTTATCTAGTCCTTGATGTGCCCCTGTTAATAAGGATTCCCATGTTGTACCTTCTTGGCATTCACCGTCTCCCATTAATACAAATACTCTACCTGGTGATCCGCTGCGTTTCATTGCCCAAGCCATACCTAAACCTGCAGGTAGACCGTGGCCTTCACTTCCAGTTGTCCAATGTACCCCGTTATGTACATCACGGTGAGGGTGTCCCTCTAAGGGAGGGTCGTATCCACGTTCACGCAACAACACATAATACGACCAACACGCGTGTCCTTTACTTAAAATGAATCTATCTGCTGGTTGAAGTACATGATCATATAAATTAATTAAAATTTCGGTGCATGAAAATGTACCACCATAATGATATCCACCATTTGCTTTAGAAAGTGTAATAGTATCACGTCTAACTTGTTTAGATCTCTCGTTTAATTCACTCATCGTTAATGTTTAATAAAACTCTCCCTGCGTTTCCTCTTCTAACTACATCAATCGCTTCGTTGACATCTTCTAATTTATATCTATGTGTTATAAGCTCCCTATAATCAAAGCGACCATTCAAAAACATGCTAATATATCGCGGTATATCCGTATCAGGATTAGTTTGGCCGCCTTGTGTTGCCATTATTGTCTTACCTGTACCTGCAAACATATTATATGCATCAGTAATTGATATATCTGTACCTGGTTTTGGTTGACCAACCATAATATATCTACCAGATGGGCCTAATTTTTTAATAGCTTTTGCAAATAATTCAGGATGTCCAACTGTATCTATTATAACATCATTACTATCAGAAATCGACTCCCAATTTGTATGAAAAATATCAGCTCCATGGCGTACAGATAAGTCTCTCTTATCAGAAATATCATATCCCGTAACAGGAGCTGCACCGACTAGCGATGCACCCTTAATTATAGAAAGACCTACACCTCCACACCCTAAAACGAGCACACTTTCGCCCATTTTTACTTTAGCATCATTGTTAATAACACCAAATGCAGTAGTAATACCGCAACCTAATAGTGAGCACAGTTCAAATGGTACTGCATCTTTGACTGGTGTTAATCGATTCTCTGATACAACAGCCTTTTCGCTAAACGTCGTTACTTTACCTGCACCAACATCACCATACTTCACAAAAGGTGCTTCTATTCCACTACCAGGTCTCCAATGCATAACTACTCTGTCACCTGGCTTAACTTTAGTGACACCGGGCCCAATGGCTTCGACGATACCGCCACCTTCATGACCCATCATATGAGGTAAAAATTTGCCATTACCTTTATGGCCACCAATCTCTAATAGCTGTGCACCGCAAATACCCGCTACTTTAATTTGAACCGTAACCTGTCCGATATAAAGGTCCTGGGGGATATCCGTTGTTATCAGTTCTAGCGGCTCGTCTAAGTGCTTTAGTATTGCTGCTTTCATATTTTCCTGATCGTAATTTCTCTGTAAGCTCCTTATCTATCTTTCTTGCTTTTGCTGTTTGTATGTATCCACATCCCGTGCATACAACCATTGGTGATTTTACAAATGTATCACACCCCTTAGGGTTCCTACATTTATATCGTTCACCAGCTTTAACGTTTAATCCATTCCCGTGCATATACATCTCCGTGATCTTGTGGGCCATCAGGGCCAAACCATTTACTTGGAGCAATAACTTTATTATCCGTTGTATTGAGCCATGCTCCCCACCAACCAAAGCTACTATTTGAAATAATATTGCCGTCGCATTGACTTGCTAAATACATATCAAATAATTCGTTTAGATCGTCTGTTACAGGCTCTGTATCATAGGAATACCCCGTGTTACAAAACGCTGTCTTATAATAATTAATATTCTCTACGCACCAATCAATATCATCAGATATAACAACGTATACGACAGATGAATAATCAAACTGGGACATTGCATCTACAAAGAAATCTTTTGTCTGTACAGGATGAATATTGGGTAATTTTAGATACTCACCTCGACGAACATGTATACAAACCGCTTTATCTCTATTAAAATGATTTTTAATTTTATCTAGTTTCTCTTTAACGCCTTGCTTTATATCGTCAGGTATATGAAATAAAGTTTTAATGCCTTCTTTGCAATGCTCAAAGTATTTTTCGGTTTGAAAATAGCCATCTAGTATCATATGGCGACCATCAATAGGCTTAGGTATAGCATCATAACTAAAATTAGGCTCATTATACATATCATACTCCGTATTTTTGAACTCAAATCTAGGAATATATTTATATAAATTATCATCATACTTTTTATGTGGGTGACCTTGTCCGCTATGATGTTTAATAGACAGATCAATTGCCATATCAGTGTTATGTAACTTAGCTGTCCCATACGCAGCAGCTATTTGAAACATTTGATTACCTAGTCCGCCTTTAAGTCTTGATGTTATCATTTAATTGTTCGGTTATATATTGTTCTAAACTACCTGTAGGGTTCCATCCGAGATATTCTCTTGCTCTTGTATTATCAGCTAGAGTAACTTTAGCTTCACCTTTTCTTGCAGGAATAAATTCGATCTCACCACCAATTATTTTCGCGAGTTCTAATACGCTATGATTAATACCTGTACCTACATTAATAATATTACCTAAGGCGCCTTTATTTTCTGTAAGTGCTGCTTTTATATTTGCTTGTACAACATCGTTAACGCTTGTATAGTCTCTTCTTTGTTCACCATCTCCTACAACCGTCATTGACTTACCCTCCTTAAATTGCTTTAAGAAAAGACCAACTACTGGTGCATATGCACCTTTCGTTGGTTGACGGTAACCATATACATTGAAATATCTAAATATAACTGTTTCAACACCGAATAAATCATAGTACATTTTACATAACGACTCACCTGCTACTTTTGTAACGGAATATGGATTAAGACAATCTACTGGTAAATCTTCAGTCTGAGGTGATATTTCAGTCAAGCCGTATGCTGATGACGTCGATGAATGCATAACTCGTTTTACATTATGCTCACGAGCACATTGTAATACATTGCAAGTACCCGTTACATTAACGTTAGTACATCGTATTGGATTTTCAATTGCAGGCTGTATTCTCGACTCTGCAGCTAAGTGAAATACATAATCGAAATTATGACGTTCAAATACAGAATTTAATCCCCTGTAATCTGTAATGTCATACTTGTAATTTTCAGCTTTTTGATTCCAAAAGAACTGTTCATTAGATTCTGAAGCTTCACTGTCAACAACAGCTACATTCCAACCTAATCGAAGTAATTCGTCAACTAAATTACTACCTATAAACCCAGCACCGCCTGTTACTAGAGCTTCCATGTTGATATATATTTCTCCATTTCTGTTTTTGTTCTTATTGTTGAAATTGCATTACATAGTCTATCATTTCTACTACAATATGGTTCTTTATCTCTTACTGTATTATGATGCGGTAAATGCCAAGCAATAGCTGTAGGGTTCATATAGCGTTCAAATAAAAATCCCATAACTTGAACGCGGTGATTTATTTCATTATCTTCTGATCCCCAGCCAATAAAACCTGGATTATAACCATTAAATGTTTTCCAATGCTTATGTCTAAACATATTGCACCCACCTTGACTCTGATGATGAGCAACTAATATATCATCATTTTCATAATTTGGTATTTGATGTTCTTTGTCAGGTATATATTGATCTAAAAAATCTATATTATGTGTTTCTAAAATTGTTTGTTTATGCTTATCGCTTACATGTATGAATAGTCCATTATATGGATACATTGCACCAATATTTTCATCATCACGCATCATTTCAACACAGGATAATAAATGTGTAGGGTGTACAATGACGTCGGTGTCGCCTGCAATTAAAAAATCTCTATCTGTATTTGTTGAAGCTTGGTTGAAAGCTTTGGTACGGTGATACATGTCAGCGTTTTTTTGGAAAAGGAATTTGCTTGTATCACCATATTTAGCATATAGATCCTTCAATCTATTATCCGGCTCGGCATCATCATTTACGATAACAAATTGAACATTCTCACAATTATTATAATAGTAATCCATTACACCGGTAAGATTATCGATGCGATCCTGTACATCAATCTGTACATGAATTAAGATGCTTATATCCTTAAAGTCGTGCATAGTTCTTCTTTATTACTTTAAGACGCTCTTGTATAGTATCAATTGGAGTATCTGGAATACTTGTTGGTAATTGATTATACTTTTTATAGAAATGCTCTGCACCTTTGGAAATGTTCTCTTGCCAATCTGATTTAGCGATTCTCTTTGTATTATCTTCCCATCTTATAGATGAATTTTCTTCGCTACACGCTAACTCATCTAGATATTCATAGCTGTTAGCTACGTCTGGCCACCACCAGTAAGCCGGTAACAATCCTAAACGTACAATATCATATGAATGTGCTACATGCTCCCACGCATTCTTATATGCTTCGTCCATTAGACCAGCATTTTTCAAAATACCTTTATGGTAATAGCAAAACGCTCCTACGCAATTATGATTAAAAGCGATTTTATGCTCACCATAGTCGACGACTAATTTTGGATTTGGTTTTTTGTCTGGTGTTTTGTTTGCAGGTCCGTGGTAACCGAACATCATATGCCATACACCAGACGCTTTAGCCGTATCGATATATTTTTTGAAAACGTTTTTGTCTTTTATAATAATATCATCTTCAATTAAAAATACATGTTCGCAATCATTATCTAAAAGATATTTCATTGCCTGGTTTTTAGTGACACCTACACCTTTATTTTTTTCATGTTGTATATATTCATGGCTGTCGTATACACCTTCATACGGTTTTCCATCATTAATAGTAACTAATACATCAACCACATCTGTAGGTATGCTATCTAAACATTGCTTATAAAAATCTTCACGATTACACGTAATAATACCTAATCCAATTTTACCCATTACCTTAATTATATAGTATATGTTTTAATAATCAAGAGAATAAATAATTATAGATGAAAAGAAAACGTAGTTCTCGAGCTCGCGACAAAGTCGAAGCTCGGGAAATTATCGATGATACATTTTCACCAGAAGATGTATGGGAAAATCCTAATCCAATTAAACGTACTATTAAAGTAAATCAACTACCATGGACAGATAAACAGAAAGATTTTTTTAAGATTGCGTTAAATCACAGTACACGAATTGTATTTGTCAATGGACCTGCTGGTACAGCAAAATCTCTATTGTCAGTATATTGTGGATTACAATTGCTTAATATGAAAGCTATTAGCGATATTATGTATCTCCGATCTGCGGTTGAATCTTCTGATAGCAAGCTTGGATATTTACCAGGTACAGCTGAAGATAAACTAAGATTTTATAATTTACCGTTCTTGGATAAATTAGACGAATTATTACCTACAATTAGAGCAGAGAAATTGGAACAGGAAGGGCGTATAAGTATGTTTCCTGTAAACTTTGCTAGAGGTATGAACTGGAAAAGTAAATGCATTATACTTGATGAGGCACAAAACAGCTCTCTGAAAGAGATAACAACAGTATTAACACGTCTTGGTGAAGGTAGTCGTTGTTTTGTATTAGCAGATCCTATGCAAACTGACTTAAGAAATAGAGATCAGATTGGTGGATTTGAGAAACTATACAAAACGTTTACAGATCAAGAGAGTCAAGCGAGAGGTATACATACCTTTGCATTCGATGAAGATGATATTATGAGATCTGAACTATGTAAGTATATAGTTAAGAAGGTTAAACATATATAATAGACGACCGCCTATTTAATTAAGCTCAGTCATCGTCTCCGGCGTGCGAATCGCCCATCCCGTAGGTACCACCCTTCTTACGGGATTTTTTCTTCTTAGATTCGTCTATCGGGTTATAACCAGCCATGGAAGCTGTTTGTGCATTTGCTGCTCTCATATCAGCATCATGCTCGTCTTTTGGCTTCTTAACACATTTGCCAGCTTTATCATTCCATATATGACCGGGACGGCAATCTTGACCTTCGTCAAGTT